CCCGATATGATAGAAGCGCAATCAGATAATCGGTGGTCTATACTACGGAGTTGCTTACGCATTTCATCTATCTGACTCAATGCTTTTATCATATTCTGACTTTCAACACAGTCCATAATTGCATCAATTTGAGCCGTCTGCGGAAAGCGCGCTTCTCTAAGCAACCTACATACTTCAGTAGGTATATCATCAAGTTCAATTGTATACTGTATAGCAACTCTCATTTTAAAATAACCTCTGCAATTTCTTTAACTATATCAATACTTAAAGGGAGATAACCTTTCATATCTTTATTAGCAGTATATAACTGTAGATATTTTTCTATCTCTCTAGCATACTTCTTAACATAAGACACTTCGGGGAGATTGTCAAGGTAAATCGGATGGACGTATACACAATCTCGTCCTTTGCCTAAATTGACCGCTAATGGAATTTCATCTACGAATAATACACCGCTCTTTGTCCATAGATTGCCAGAGCGATTTTTGGCTGGTTTAAGACGGGCATAATTATACATATTATCCCATTGCCAGATTACTTTATCATTATTGACGGTTTTAAATGAAGATTTGTTGACTTTAAATAAGCCATACTCTCTTTTAGATTTATCGTTATCAGACATCTATACTCCACTACAAGAGTATAACTTAGTGTCCTACTGTTAGCAAGTCCCAAATCTGTTTAATTAATATTGCTGCGGTTGAGGTTGCGATAATCCAGATGAACTTTGAATTTGTTTCTTTCCATTGTTCTAATGTTCGTATACGTGGATAAATACCAGTATCTGGGTCTTTAATCTTTTGCATATCTGCCGTAAACAGGTCTTGAGCAGATTTAATGGTGTCTACCGTGGTTACTAGTCTATCAAGTTTCTTATCTAAATTTACAATTGCTTCTTTTAAATCGGACATATCTTGGTCAGCAGTAGACACGGCAGCACCCTCCATTATGTAATGCTATACACCTATAATTAGTATCACACCTTTACAACGGCGTAGTTAGTTGTGATTAAAGTTCCTGCTGCGGATACGGAATTTTGTACTGCACAACGAATAACTTTAGCAGGGTCAATAATGCCAGCTTTAACCATGTGTTTGGTTGTTCCTGCTCTAAAATCATAACCCTCAAACCATTCTTCTTTTCCTGCTAGTTCTACTGTTTGGATAATTAAGTCTGGGGATTCACCAGCATTTAATGCCATTTGTCTAATAGGTTCTTGACAGGCGCGCTCAACAATTTGAAATCCCATCTTTTCTGCTTCGGAAAGGTCGTCAGAGCGCATAGCATTGCGTCTAAGCAACTCTGCTGCTCTCAAGAGTGCTACACCACCTCCGGGCAAGATACCTTCTTGTTGGGCTGATTTAACGGCTTCTAACGCATCTTCGATACGATGTTTCTTCTCAATCATTTCAACTTCGGTAGCAGCACCTACGCGAATAATGGCAATGCCACTTGCAAGGCGCGTAATGCGCTCCTGTAAACGTTGGGCATCGTGGATGCTATCTGTGCTTGCCATTTCAGACTTGAGTGATTCAATTCGTATATCAATTTCTTCATATGAACCTTTACCTCCTACAATAGTTGTAAGGTTTTTAGAAACTTCAATAGACTTGCAGCGTCCAAAATGTTTAAGTTTAACATCTGATAGTTTCATCAAGGTACTAGACACATATGTAGCACCTACGGAAATTGCAAGGTCTTTTAGAATATCTCTACGTTCCTCTCCGTATCTTGGTGCCTTGACACCTACAACCTTCATTGAACCTCTCATGCAATTCATAATAAGAGCGGCCAATGCTTGTCCTTCGATATCATCTGCAACAATAACAAGAGGTCTGCCTTCTCTTGCAACAACCTCAAGAACTGGAAGCATTTCATTCACAGTCTCAATCTTATGGTCTGTTACGAGAATATATGGGTCGTCATATTTTACTACACCACGACGTTCATCATTTACAAATGCGGTTGCTAGATAGCCGCTATCGAAGCGGAAACCCTCTACAATATCAAGAGAGGTTTCAAGTGAACGTGCTTCTTCGATAGTAATAGCACCGTCCTTACCAACCTTATCAACAGCAGTAGCAATCAATTTACCAATAGAGCGGTCATTGTTAGCTGAGATTGTCGCGATATCCTCAATCTCTTGCTCGCTTGAGATTGGTACTGCAATCTCGTTGATAACGGATACAATATTCTCTGCTGCTTCATCCATGCCACGCTTAAGGTCAATAGGCGATACACCCGCACTAATATACTTCTGTGCCTCACGAAGCATTGCACGGGCTAGGACGATGCTTGTAGTAGTACCATCGCCAGCCTGTGCGGCGGTTTGTTGTGAGGCTTGTTTAATTACTTGAACACCCAAATTTTCAAATGGGTCAGATAATTCAATAAAATTAGCAACTGTAACACCGTCTTTGGTAATTACAGGCTTATTACCATCATAAAGAATTACGTTTCGTCCTTTTGGCCCTAATGTTGAAACAACATTGTCAGCCAAGACATTTGCACCACTAAGGATTTTCTCGCTTAGTGTGCGACCATTACAATATTCCTTGCTCATACGAACCTCAAAGTATAGGGGAATTATAATCAGTTAACAGGAAATGTCAAGCTATTTTCCTATCTTAACTTCTTCTGTTTTCTTATCAATATTTTGTGCTGCTGATTGTGCAGTAGAGGCTGCATTACCATCTCTCAATCCAGTTGCAAAATAACTATTAAGAGAACGTGTAAGTTGTGACAAGTTAGTGAAAATCTCTAAAATTGCAGCATTAAGATTTACTGCTAATTTATTCATAATGTCTTGAAGATTTTTGCTACCAATTTTAATGACACCAATTGGTTTACTTGCTTCGCCGCCTCTGCCAAGTTTTTTTCTTTGCATAACAGAAAATACTTGATTCTTTGTCATTTCAAATTGCTCGGTATAAAGATACCCATATGAGTTAATAAGTGCTTTCTTTTTAATTTCTGGTGGATAAGATTGATATGCTTCGTAACTCTCTTCTGCACTAGCAAATTGCAATTCTTGCAATTGTTTATCTCTTGCTTGTATTGCAGAAGAACCTTTGGTTTGCTCTACATATTGTTTTGCTTTAGTAGAAGCTAATTTTAATGCTTCTCTAGCCTTCTTTTCTTCATCTGGTGTTAGAGTTCTATCAGTTTTTGCTTGCAATATTGTTGGAACACTAGCAATAAATTGGTTTGTGAACGTAGAGAAACCAATCTTTGGGTCTGGCATTGCTTTTGTTTTTGTAAATACTGGTAGTTCGTCGCTCTGTTCTTTTACTGCTGCAAAAAGAGTATTTGCAGTATCATTTCCAAGACTAGAAACTAAACTATCTAAAAATTGTTTTTCTACTTCTTCTTGATTTACTGTAATTTTAACTTTTTTGAGTGACGAAACATCAGTACCTTCTGGATTTTGTAGGAACGATACTGGTAATCTTAATAATTCTCCATTTTCAGATAACATCATAACTTCTGCTATATTATCCAACTTTATGTCAAATTCATAAACTTTAATTTCACCTTCTTTATTCAATCCCTCGCCAGTTAATGATTTTGTAACAATAACATAACGCATTAGCTCAACTGCGGTTTTTGGTTTTACCATATCGCCCACCAAATCGGTAAATGAACCACCAACGGTAAGACCATCTTCTGCATATAACTTTAAACTGATTGGTGTATCATCACCCGCATACAAATCCGCAATCGTACCTCCACCAGTTGGAACCTGTCTACCTCCAAGCAAAACGCCCAAAAATGCTTCAAAAGAAAAACCAGCAGATGCAGCATTAAAATTAGTAATAATAGTTGTTAAAGTTTTCAAAAATACTAAATATGCTAATGTTTTTTGAATCTTATCGGCATTTGTAGCACCAGTTAAAACTTCTGATTTTTTAATTTCTTCTTCGCTCATAGTGAACAATGCACTAATACTTTGTATTTTTTCAGCGAAAGTTTGACCTTGAATATTGGCTAAATATTGCTCCAATCTTTGTCTTTCTGGACCGGAAACTTTATCTCCAGTATCAGTAGTGTTTAGATTTGCCCATCCAAGTTCTGAAACAGAAATTTCTGGAATAGATTCCCACGAAATAGTTGCTGGGGTTCCAGATGAACCACCCATTTTTGGTTCAATTGGTGGGCCACCTATATTCATACGGTTACCACCCGCCTCTAATACTAGCGATGGTAAGGTACTCTTGACTTCATTTATAACAGCAATCAAATCATCTAACGACATTTGACCAGCATCTTTCTTTTGTTGTGGTTTAAAAAAGCTCTCAACTAGAGCGTCTACTTGGTTTTTTTGCATATTATAAATAGTCCTTAAATTTAGAATACTTCGTCAGCAATACCTAATTCTACTGCTTCCTCTGCTGATAAGTAGACGTTTACCTTCTTATTTATCATCTTTTTAAGTTGTGCCTCTGTCATATTTGTTTCTTCGGCCAATAATTTAATATAGGTTTTCTGAATATGACGAATCTCTTCCATTTCGTTTTCAAGATTATGGAAGGAACCAACGTTACCACCCGCTACTGAGTGAATCATAACGCGGCAGTTCTTGCCAATACGACGCTTGCCCTTTGTACCCGCTGCTAGGATTAATACACCAGCAGACATTACCTTGCCAATACCAAAGGTATGGATTGGGCACTTTGCTTTGATAACACGCATCATATCATATAATGATAGCATATCATCAGCACTACCTCCGGGGGTAGAGATTAGGAATTCAATAGGGTCAACTACCGTTTTTGTTCCCTCTTCTGGTTTCTCTGGGTCTATTGGCTCTTCGACCTCTGCGGTTGCTGCAAGTGCGATTAGAGCACCAATAATTTCAGATACCTTCTTCTCTTCTACTTCGCCATACAATCCAATTGTACGAATCTCTGGGTCTTCCTCTGGTAATGATAGAGAAATCATTGCCTTGGTAGCACCCTCTTTCTTCTCTTCTTCGCCTTCTACTTCTTCATCAATATCGTCTTCTACACGTTTTTTAGCGAATAAATTGAATTTCATAACAGCTCCGATTTGTATTATTAATATAACATAGATACAGTATATGTCAAGTAAAAAAGCCATACACTTTTTAGGTGTATGGCTTAATTACACAACAATGTTATTTACAATTAACCTACTAATCTTTTGATAACTCTCTTGAGAGTTTCGTTGATTACTTGGTCGTCTGAAACGATTTCTAGTGTTTCATCGAGGGTTTCTTCTTCATCTTCGTCACCCTCTTCTTCACCACCAAGGTCTTCCATATCGGTGTCGGGGGAATCGAGTTCATCACCTCCTCCTTCGACCTCTCCTTCGTCACCAAGACCCATTTTAATCAACACATTTTCAACAGCCGTTTCAATCATTGACATTAATTCATCGTCTTCTAAAGTCTTCGATGTGCCAGAATCCATTTCAACTTCTGGCATTTCTGGCATTTCGTCTGCTGGAGCATCCATTGCTGATGCACCTTCATCACCGCCCATTTCATCATCACGGGCACCCATTGCACCATAATTCTCATTCAATTTAACGCCAGAAAGTTTTGCCCAGCGATTAACTTGACTCTCACTCAATAATTTCTTGCTCATTGTTGTATAACTCCTACAAACTTAAATAGTAATGATATCTTGAAAATTCTATAAGTCTTTATTATTTTCTTCAATTAAATCAAAAATATTTTGAATTTCTTCTTGATTGAGGCCAAAATCACGTTTTAGCTCTGCACCCTCATTAATTAGTTCTCTCTTTATCTTATTCAATTTTTTATTTGTATTTGAGTGTTTTATTTTAATTGATTCAAGATAATTTATTAATAAAGGGTCATTCTCTATATAGGAATACATAATCTGACGGAAAAAATCAGTTTGACTTTTAAACCCATCTTCTTTGAGTTTTATATAAAAGTCAATCTGAGTTTTTTCTGGAAAGTGTATTGCAATTCTCTTCAGTCTATCACTCACCATTTCTGCTCAAAATATGTGTATTTGACTCATGGGCAGCAGCAGAAGATTGACGTACAAACTTTGCTTTACGCCAGAATTCTACAATATTCCTAGCACCAGAGTAACTGAAGCCAGAACGTATTCCGTTATCAAGTTGTTCAAGAATATCTCTCGCACTTCCTTTATATGGAACAGATGTAGAAATCCCTTCCAAAGATGAAGCCTTGCCTCTCCAATCCATTTGTGCAGCTTTTGATGCCATTCCTCTATAACTCTTACGAGGTTGTAAGTCTTTTCCAAGATAAGTTTCTCCCGGTGTTTCATCTGTTCCTGCAAGAAGTGAACCAACCATTCCAAAATCAGCACCAGCAGCAAGAGCCTTAGTAATGTCGCCACTATTTTTAATGCCACCGTCCGCAATAATTGCGACATTATATTCACTCCTCACACAATCTAAAATAGAAGCCAAGCTAGGGACTCCATGACCAGTTTGGATACGAGTAGAACAGATGCTACCGCCACCAATACCAACACGAATTGAATTAGCTCCCCAAGCAGCCAAATGATTAAACCCATCAAGAGTCGCAACGTTTCCAGCCATGATGTGTGGCCCATTACCCAACTCCTTTCTCAAGTTGGTAAGTGCATTTTGCATCAAAATATGGTCGCCGTGTGCTACATCTACACATAGAATTCTAGCCCCTAAACTAACTAGTTTCTTTGCGCGTTCTAGATAGTCTCCACTTATTCCAATTGCAAATCCTGCTTTATCAGCAGAAACGTTCTCAAAAATAGTCTCTGCCATTTCGCATTGTTTCTCTACTGTATTATATCTGTGAACAATTCCAAGACCACCCATCCTAGCCATAAGGATAGACATTTTAACTTCACAAATTGTATCCATAGGAGAAGCGATAATTGGCAACTCAAAAGACAAACCTCTATCTTGGTCTAACCAAGATTGAAGGCTAACTTCTTTACGAGATTGAATATCGCTATATTGTGGAACTAAAAGTACATCATCATAGGTTAGTGTCTCAACAAATCTTGGCGCATCGTGAACATTCATTTAATTCCTCACATTTGATTAATATATTTATCGAATTGTTGTTTTAAATAAGATTCTGTAAAACCAGTACGAGAGTCTGGTTTTTTTGGATATGGTATCACAAAAGTTCTTTTGTTACCATCTTCCGAGGGATTAACAATAAAGATTTCTGGTACACCATCTGGTTTAAAATATCTTGAAAGTAGATTATCTCTATTTACATCTACTCTACCAAATATAAACTGATTTTCATATTCATCAGATAATCTTTCATATATTGGCTTTAATGATTTACAAAGGTGACAACCATTAGAATAAAATTTAATAACTACTGGTTTCTTACTTTCCATTACATTTGATTTAAAATTTACAAATGTAATATCTATAATATTACTTTGTTTTGGTCTTATCATTAGAAGTTGCCTCTATAAACTTAATATATCTATCTAGATACCAGCGAGCTTTTTTAAGGTCTTCAAGTGTATCATTTTTATGTTCTGCCCTTGCAACATATTTAACCACATTACCAAGATGAAAACCAAGTTTCCAATCTTCAATAACATCAATAACTTCGTATTTACCAGTATTATAGTGTTGTGGATGATTTACTGCTTCTTTACTCATTAAATAGACCTCTTGCTTCATCTTCAAGATATGCTTTAACGCTAACCCAGCATTCTGGACAGAAAAGCTCAACTCTTTCACTCTGAGCATATACAGTAACAGACCAAGTTGTAACATGCTCTTTGTTCTTTTTATCATACTCTTTAGTACAGCCTGTACACTTATCTGGTAATTTACCAAAAAGAACATTCTTTTCTGCCATAGCCTGTTGGGCTTTTCTAATTTTTCTTGCGCTACTCATATTAACGTCCTGTGCTACCAAATCCGCCAGCACCACGCTCTGTAGCCAATAGCGAGTCTACAAATTCAAATGGTTCTGTGGAAATTTTCTCTGGGATTGCTTGAGCGATTCTATCACCAATGTCGTAGTGAAAATGAACTTGACTTGTGTTGTGGAGAACCACTTTCCACTCTCCTCTATAACTTGAATCAATAACTCCTGCAAGTACATTTACACCATCTTTAACTGCAAGGCCAGAACGAGGGGAAACACGCATATAATATTCTGGACTGAATGATGTGGAAATGCCCACAGGTATTGCTTCACGCTGACCGGGGGCGATTACACCATCTTCTGTTGCATATAAATCAAAACCAGCGTTACCATCGGAACGCTGTTGAAGGTTAATAAATCCACTCATTTTCATAACTTTTAGATTAAGACTCATTTGTTCCTCTTTGTAAAAATAATAGTTTCGTCTAATGAACTTACCCATTCGTCAGCAGTTTCATTAATAAATCTATCTTTGGATTTCGGCCATTCTTCAATAATTTTATTCCATACTTCAAGTGGAATTTGAATCATCGCCTTATCATTCTTTACCTCAAATTCATAACCCTGTACCATTAGATAGATACTATCATAATCAAAGATTTCTTGATATAGGTGATAATTTGGCCCATATGATAGGCTTACTTTGGTACTCATGCAGCCACCTTATTATATGTATCACGATAGCGGAAAAGTGCAAGCTCCTTCATCTTTGCTTCAATCATGATATCAACATCAAGACCGTGAGTATCGATATAGCGATACACATAATCCGAATGTGCTTGGGCAGGGCACTTGATTTTCTGCTCGGCAGAACGAGACTCTGAGTAATGTACGACAGGCTTGATGTTGCCCCATGTAGAAGCAGCGATATGAATTGCATCACGCTCAGAAGTACCACCAGTATTGAGTGAATGATGATGATAGTCAAAGACAATTGGAATACCTGTATGCTTGTGTACTAGATTATATAGTTCCTGCGTAGAATATAGAGAAGCCTTGTCGTCATTCTCAAGTGTAAAACGTGAACGAATCTTCTCGTCAAGCAACTCAAAATTACGTAGAAACTGTGCGACAGCCATAGGCTTGTTCTTATACGTCGCGCCAACATGAATATTAATCTTGTTGTAGTGAGTACGAGAAAGACCCATCAAATCAAGAATATCTGCATGTACCGTCAAGTCCTTGATGGTATTAGCAGTTACAGATGGATTAGAAGATGTGAGTTTGTTAAAAGGTCCGGGATGGAAAGAAAGTCGCTGATTGGTTGCGGTAGCATACTCCCCACACTTACGAAGCAAAGCTGAAACACGCTCAATGTTCGGGAGATTATAGATACCGAATTCGGATGCCCAAGGAACCATATCGGAGGACATACGGTAGAACCCAATTCCGTTTGCTGTATTCCATTGTAGAATCTTATACAAGTCCACGAAATTCTGTTCGGCAAGTTGTGCAGCGTAATTGATGCCACGTTCATCAAAAGTCTTCCTAATCATTGTCCGATTGGTGGTGACCTTGCGCTTGGCAGGTACATCGGAAAGAGTCATATTCATACAGGCATAACCCAAGTTCTGTGTAGACACTAGAAACCCCTTGTGTATAGAAGACTATAACACAAGGGGTTTCGGGGGTCAAGAAGTTTTTTCTAGTACATATCCCTTTCAGCAGGGTCAATCCATATAGGGCCAATATTTCTAACGTTTCTATATCTTGGTCTTAAGGTATAGCCATATCCCATGCTTCCTTCTTCTGGTTCATAAAACATTGGGTTTGGCACCATTCCTTTTGGTGTTCCATAAGCTTCGCCAACACCCAGAGATATAGGCGCATATCCCTCTGCTGCACGACGCTCTGTTTCTGCTTTCGCGGCGGCGCGTTCTCTATCCCACCTTGCTGAACGTTCGTCTGAAGCTTTCTTATTTGCTGCTCTCGTAGCGGCTGATTTTGCTGCTCTTGCTGCTTTTACTTCTGGTGGTAATTGAGAATTTTTAAACTTACGGGCTGCACTACTAATACCTGCACGGAATTCTTGTGGTATTGCTTCATAGTGAAAATCATTAACTGTTAATTCACCAGTTGATGCTTTAGCAACCATTTCTGCATAAATTTCATTAAGTCTATCAACATATGATTGAGCTAGTTCACTCATTGGTGGCTCTTGAAATTGTTCCATTTCTGCTTCTGCTACAACTTTGCGTAGTTCTTGTTTAACTACGTCCCTTAATTGAGATTCGGTTATTTTCATTTTTTAAATTCCTTTTATCTAAATCTTGCAGGTAATTGCTTGTCTTCTGTTAGTTTCAAATCAGCTTGTATTTTGCTCCAAGCAGAATCCCACGTATTACCTTTATAAGAATTATAATACATTGTTATGTAGTATTCATTATTATGTACAAAAGCAAAGAATGTTCTTGGTTTTCCAGTAGCAGGTTCTGTGGTTTCTACAGGGCCATTAAATTTACCATTAAATTTAGCTACATCAACTCCTTGTGGTGCTGGTATACTTCTAAATTGTAAGTTTGCTAATAAATTACTGGTTTGTTGCGTCATTGCTTCATTTAACAATTTACTTAACTCTTGCTTAATTATGTTTCTCAATTGAGATTCAGTTATTTTCATGTTTATTAATATCCTTTTGTTTATAAATAGTCAGAATCAAAGATAGTTGACCATTTTTGTTCTAAAGTATACATAACACCAGAATGTAATTTATGTGCATTATCTTCAAGCCAATCTTGGTCTACCCAATCATAATCATCATTTTCCCAATCTAGAATCATTTGAGTCTGGGTTAGTTCTTCTGGTACTTTTAATATATAAGTCGTATATTTAAAACCATCTTCATCATCTTGAAATACTGTTTGTCCAAGCAACTCATATGAATCGATAGATAATCTCATTTCTTCTTCGGTTTCTCGTAATGCTGAATCGAATGGGTCTTCACCATCTTCAACTGCACCACCGGGAATTCCCCAAGTTCCTCCTTCTGTTACATGTCTTGAACGCAACAGAAGGAGGATTCTTTCACCTGTTGTTAAAAGAACGCCAGAGCCTTGTTTTCCCCAATGACCTTTGGAGGTAAACTCAGCTTCATTTAGGGCTTCTTTTATTAGGTTTATCAGATATTGCTTGGTTATTTTCATAATAATTAAATAGTATTATGCAATCATTTTAAGCTGAGAAGTTACGGAACGTACAGAAAAACCCCAAGAATCATCGTAGTTTGGCTTTGCCATATAAACACGATTCTTGTGAACATGCTCATTTGGCTTTACACCCCAACAACGAACTTGCGTAAGTTTGTTGGTATCATCGATAACCTCAAGAACAAGATAATCTTTGCCTGTCTGTGTGCGCTTCTTGATTACGTTACGAACGATAAACCACGCTACTCCAAGCTCTTCGTCGTATTCTCCGATTGGTGGGACATATTTTTCCTCCAGACGTTTAGCAACATCTGTAGGCATAACCATAGAG